TCTTTCCAGAGCCTGCGACAATGTATTTGCCACCTACAGTTTTGTAGATGTCAACTACAAACCAACGAATTTTCGACGGTAAAAATGAAGTCGCTGTTGCGAGATGAAGGCCTTCAAAGTCGAGTTGACGACCTTTGTCGTAAACCGTAAAGAAGTCAGGCTGCATCATTCAATCCTACCATTAAAACTTTTTCGCCATGAACTCGTCAAGCGTAACGCCTTCATAACGCTTGCACAAATAATTCAATGACACAAACATTGGGTCGTACGCACCGTCAGCGACTTCATGTTTGACGATAATGCCTCGCCAATGTGCGTTACCTTGCGCGCCTTTATACTCTTCATCGTGAAGGTAGCATGCACCCGCAACGAGACCGTGAATAGGTTGACCGTTCGCGTGATAACGAATGCCGTAAAGAAGAAGTTGCTGATGACCTTGTGTAAACGAGATGCCGAGATTCTTCAAACGCGTATCGATCATTCCGCTGTACGATTGACCGGTCATTGGGTTGTAAAAGTAGTGAGCGTATGTTACGCCATCGAGAACGATAGGCTTAAGAAAAGGAACGACTTCCCACCCGTGTTCTGCGTAGTTGAGATGCTCGAGACTGACGTTATATTTCGCCGTCTTACTCAACTCGAGCACACGCGCAATTCGATGCTCGTGATTGCCGTGCAAAATAATTCTGCGAGGGTGCCATTGCTTCTTACCTTGCGCGCGTTTACGTGTGTTGTATTCGATAAGCGGCGCATTAAGAATGTCAAAGCCTTTATTCGCTGCGGCAATGTCCGTCTCATACAAGCGACCTTCCATCGAAACTTTGCCTTCATCGTATGATGAAAGCGAAGGCATGTCTGCGTGGTCGCCAAGATGAATGATTGTGACGTTCTCTTCGCCCGCGAATTTGTCAACAATGTATTGACCTATCCAAGCGAGATGCTCGAGTGGGACGCCATCTTTAACTTGCGTATCGGGTATTACGATATGTGTCGATGAAACATCATTCGTCATACGTACCTCCGTCATAGGCTAATAAAATTCTATTTAGTTTTGAGTTTGCGTATTGTGTTGCGTCACGGTATTGTTCGCTGATGTTATAAGTCCACGAACGTACTTTTCTGCTTCAAAGTCTGAGGCAGCAGCGACGTGAACGCCTCCTGGCCCACGGTGATGCGCTTCGCAAAGCCACACAAGATTTGCTGCACTTTCGACCCAAGCACCAACTTCATCGGGGTCAGAGATTCCAGGATAGTCGACTTCTAACCACGCGAGGTCAACACCGTTTTGCAGCGAAAATTCGACGTGTGCGTGATGAAGTTCGAGCGGCTTGTCTAACGAGCATTCGCTGAAGTCGTTTCGGTGAGCGCCTATCATGCATTGCGCAGTAGCCTTAGTCCTTTCACGGAAGTGATGAAAGTCTTTGTAGTGCGGGTCACCTTCTCGAGGTGGGTGCGGCGGATAGTGCACCAAATAATGATGCGTTGTCGTTTGAACGTGAGCGGCGATTTCTTCAGACATTAGAGTAGTGTCATTGGCTTAGGTGTCACGGTGATTGCGCCAGAAACGACTGCAGCGCCGTTTCCTGTGCTTTGCCACTCCCACACCCACGTGCCTGGGAGACTAACGGTTGCGATTTGTATCGCAAAAGTGCCGGTTGATGGATTCGTAATTTGCGAACCAACGCCATACGTAAATGATGTTACGTTTCCGCCGTTCACACGGTAGCCAAACGCAACATTCGTTGGGTTAATCGCAGCGCCCGTTAGCTCATTCGTAAATTGCACTTCAAAGTTTAAGACGTTGCCTTCAACGTATGTGTTGATTTGTTGAGATGCCATGAACTCCTTACAAACCCATTCTAATCGCTATAGCACCGTGATTTAGAGCGAAACGTTGGCTGATGCAGATGTTAGAGAAGACTCTGACGTAGTTGCGTTTGTCACTTGCGATTCACTTGCGTACGATAGCGTGACAATCGAAGACGTAGGCGTTGCTAATGTGACTAACGATGTTGCGTTCTTCGCGCCTGTGACGAGTGAAGTTGTCGCAACAGCGATGCCACCGATGATGCTCTCAATTAATGACGCATACGCGGAGAACTTTGTCGTCAATGTGCCTGACGCTGAGAGAAACACCGTGGGATTTGACACATTTGTAATGAACGTAGAAGATAAAGCACCAGACGTAGAAATGCGCGTGATTGGCGCGATCGTAGCGCTAAATACATTTGACATTGTTGAAGACGCCATTGGCACAATAGTACGCAAATTAGCCGTTGAACTAAATGATGCTTGCAAACTCTCAGTCGTAGGCACCGTGATAATTGAAGAAAGCGATGCGCTAAACTGCGAAGAAAACGCACCCGATGACGTTAATTTTAGCGTTGCGCTTTCAGACGCAGAAAATGACGTTTGCAAACTGCCTGTCGCAGACACGTTCACGGTTGACGTGTCATTACCAGCAAATGTCGCCAATAGTGAGCCATTAGCGCCTACATTAATGACCCCAGAGAGTGATGAGGAGAAGGTAAATGGGGCTGAAAATGATGTTTGCATCACTGTCGTCAATGATTCAGTCGCTGTAAACGTTGACGATAGCGCGCCAGTCGTTTGCATCACCGTGACTGGAGATGCATTTGCAACAAAAGAATTAGACGCAGCGCCAGACGCATTAATGACTATAACGTCAAGTGAATTCGCAGAAAATGAAGATGTGCTTGCGCCAGCGACTGAAAGCGCTGTGTTTCCTGCGTATGTCTGCCCAAGATATGGTGCGCCTAGATAGTTTGCGCCCAGCATTGGGTCTCCTTACAGAAGTTCTAGGAAGTTAGTGCTGTTCGTGGTCGTGGCAGGGTTGATGACCAGACCGAGTGCTACCGAGATGTTGATGCCGGTAGTCGCTGCCGGTGACTGCCAGAAGCCCAGTGCGCCACCACTTGTTGTTTGCGGATAGGTGGCGATTTGGTAGGTGATGGCTGACTGACGTGAGCCGGTGACGTAGGTAGCCACTGTGTCATTGTTTGGCAGGTTGTAGGGAGAAGTTCCCCAGCCACCACCAGAAGGTGGCGTGGTTGAGAACGTAGGTGCGCCAGTCATACCGAGAAGAAGTTGCCCAGGCTGCCAGTAGTAGTTGAAACCTTGTGCCTGACTGGTGGCGTTGCCGATTGCGGTTCCCTGTCCGTGTGGCGTTCCGTTGATTGCGATTGGGTTTGTGGTCGAGCATCCGGAGAACGTCGCTGTGCAGAAGCCGCCCGTTGTTGTTGGCACTCCGCTAAGCGTCACCGAGGTTGTGCCGGTGGTGGTCACGTTGTAGCCCAGCCAAGCGGAGAAGCCGTTGTTGGCGTTTGGTGCGCCGTTGCCGTTGGCCGTCAGACCGACCCACGTTGCTCCAGCTCCACTGACAGTGTAGGCAGGCAGGTATTTGTTCGCACCAGTCTGAGACCAGGCAGTGGTGTTGGTTGAGGAGACCACGATGAGGATGAGGTCACCTGGCAATGTTGAAAGCACAGGGACAGTTGTGGAGATTGACGAAGTCGTTGTCCCACCTCGGTAAGCAATAGCCACTACGCCACCGCCACCAATCGCCACTTGGAGGTTTCAGAGTTCCAGATGAAGCCCACGTCAAGGCGTGTCGTTCCTGCCGTTGCCACGGGAAGCAGGACGCCACCAGAAGACTCGAACGTGCCTCCCCACGTCAGACCGATAGAAGTTGTGCCGGTCATTGAGATCCGCAAGGTGTCGCCGTCCACGGGCGTTCCTGAGCTTGTGAACTGCACCGGCGTTGTGGTCTGGCTGGTGACGTGATACACATCAACATTGTCGGTGTTGATTGCGTAGGACGAAGCGTTGGCCGTCGTCGAGGTCACTCGCTTGGTGATGCGCTTGTTTGTCAGAGTGTCGGTGGTGGCACGTCCGACCAGCGTGTCCGTCGAGGTCGGCAGGGTCAGCGTTCCGGAGTTCACAATGCTGGAGAAGCTGGGAGTTGTAAGACTTGGTGATGTTGAAAGGACATTGGAGCCAGAGCCAGTTGATGTGGTCACACCAGTGCCACCTGCAGTCACAGGGAGAACGTTTGCCATCTGCGCCAAGTCAGTCGTGACGAAAGCGTACCAAGTGCCTCCGGTGCCAGTTCCGCTGTAGGTGAACGTGTAGGCGGCGTTCACAGTCACTGCGTAGTTGGCCTTGATTATCTGGCCTGTTGCCGATGTGGTGGCGTTGGCGCTGAGTGTAATCGTGGATGCGCCTGAGTTGATTGACACGATGGTTGTGCCAGCAGG